CTCAAATAACAGAAAATTAATCCCAAAATCGAATTATAAAAGCTCCTTACGGTAGCGATCGTCCATTTCCCAAATATAAGCCGTGTCATCCCAATAGCTTGGCTTTCCATAGACGTCCCAAGGAGTCTCGAAAAGCTGGGGGAGGGGGTTCTGTTGGACCAGGGTTGGCCCAACGGGAGCTAGGAAAGCTCCCGGGTCGCGCAAAATAGCACTGGCCACGAATTGTTGTTCAAGCGTGACACTGACCTTCCAATGGGTCCCGGGTAGGTGACCACAGAGTTCGCCATTTGCGCGACGACATCTCTTTTTCCCATGGGTTTCTGGGAGGCGGTTTCCAAGTCCGCCGAGCGATGGATGTGCAAACAGGTTTCGGCCTGCCGCAATGGAGTTAATACTGTCCGCGAAACGCACCAGGTAACGCTGCAGAACAGTCCACTCCATGGTGGTGTCAATGCAACCATCAAGAATTTGATTCAATACACTCGTGGGATCAAATGGCTCGTCGAGCTTCTTCTGACCATGTTCCAGGCCAGAAGCCCGAACTGGGACCTTCCAAGGTGTACCGCCCATCACATCACAGATGTAGGATTGGCTATTGATGTTCGCATAGCGAGTATGGGTGTAAGACTTACCAATGGACTCCTTGAATCCTAAGTACTTCTCACTAAACTCCCAAAACTCCGACTCCAGTGCCCTTGTGGAGAGAGCTAAACGATCGTCGCCGTTGATACGGACCCCTTCCAGGATCGCGTCTAAGGGGCGGAGATCACCACATCTGCGCAGGTTACTTACATGCGCTCCCAAAACCTCATAACAGAGGATCGGGAAAGAAGTCCGCTCACCCATGAGGGTGCCCAGCCACTGTTGAACGCCCTCGACAGGGCCCAACTCTTCCATCGAGGGATAGAGAAGGGGGCCCGGGTAGGTAACCCAATGGGAGCCGTTACAAGCTCGGATTATGGACTGAATATCAAGTGGAAGACCACATATCAAAACATCCATAATACAATCACGATAGTGACCATTGGTTCCGTCTGAGGCACCGGAGAAGTCGGACGAAGCCCAAACATACTCGGAGTGCTCCCCAAAGGCCGAGTCGGGGTCTCCCCGGCCACAATTGTCCCTGATGTCAATCAGATCAAAAGTGGAGGGTTTTCTCCCAACTAAGCCAAAGGCCGGGACCGTCTGATTGAAGGCAAAGACGGACTTCTGGAAGAAGCCACTCACGTACTGAAGAGCAGCTTCCCCCTTGGTGATGATGCGTACCTTGAAAGGTTCAAGTACGCAAGCCACTTTTGCGAGGGCCAACTCGCGATCACAGGAGATGAGGGCGTCGATGAAGATCTCGTTTAACCAGACCTTCTCCGCCGCTGGGAAGTAGTACGTCTCAAACCAGCTGTTTTGGTAGTTCACCCCATTGAGGACATAATCCTCATAGAAGTGAACCTCCTTGACAGTTGGGAGTTCTTCCCTCTCCACGTGTGACAGACGGGCTTCATAGCTTTCATAGTCATATCCAGGATTCATGACGGCATCCAAACGGGTACCGACAGCCCTCTGTTGAGGACCAAACCCACAGAAACCGATCCCCGGCACGACAACAGTGCCAGAACCGAAGACCCGTTCCATGAAATGACCAATCTGACCGAAGTCCCTACGAGAGTCCTCGTAGCAGGCGCTATTAGACGCTGCATGAGGAATCTCCCAGTCTCCCGCGTAAAAACGGTCGGCGATGTACTTGCCAGCTTTTTCCAAGAGCGGCATGATACTACGTACGACCTTCTCGACAACGGGAGCGTCTGTCTCCATTTCTTTACCCACCGTGGAACGGTGTTTATGCATGGTCACAACCGCTGCGCGCTCCGTAAGCCGGGCGGCAGCGTTCTTCAATTTAAAAGTTGAAGACCAGAGCGAAACATTTCTCCTCGTAAAATGCATGCGACTCTGCGACCATCTTTTCCAGTGACCACAATATTTGTAGCCGTCGACGTCTGGAGGGAGACATCTCAAGAACTTAGCCTTAAAAAAGCATGAAAGATTCTTGGCACGTCCCCAGTACGTCATCTCGTCCGGGCAGGTGAGAAACTCCGTGGTGTTACCACGGAAGCTTTCCACAACCTGAACTGGAGCACCAAAGTCGATGATCAATTCGACAAAGGCGTCCACAAATATCTTGACTACCTCCGGTCCCTCGGTTTCCCAAGAAGAGGCGTGATCAGCGCCCTCGAGGTAGTCATCGGATTGGTCATCAAACCAATCCATTTCAGAGGCATCGCCTCTGACCCAATGCAGTTTTCCCTGGGGTTTCGGGAAACTGGCCTGATCGACAGGCTTATCGGTCACGACTAAGGTCGTGTATTCGTCGTCCATTGGACACGAAACCGGTAACAACTAGCTATGCAATCCCTCTAAGGGATATCGTATGGCTCTTGC